ACGACGACTTGGTAGACTCGACAACGCAAGCGTTAATGCGTTATCGACAGGGCGGATTTATTGGTTTAGAATCGGACGATGATCTGCAGGATAAACTACCTAGACAGATTAAAGAATATTATTAGGAGAAAGCAATGGCTGACAAAGGCGAAAAGATCAAGGACCAAGGACTTGTTCCTTATGCAAAACAAACTGATATGAAAGCACCCATGACCAAACCTGGAGACGGGAAAGGCAAAAGCCGTGGTGGTGGCGATGCAATCAGAGGAACAAAGTTCACAGGCGTTTACTAGGAGAACGACATGGCAATAGGACCACTATTACAAGGTCTGGCTAGTCTAGCAACGAGAGCTAGAAATTTGTCGGGCAGTCCACAAATGGATAAGCTTCTTGGCACCCTGAGAACTAGCGCAGACCTAAGTAACAAAGCAAACAGGCTTCAACAAAAACAGATAGAAAACATGGTTGCTAAGGCTGGAAAAGAATCCGCAGAATTAATAGACAGTGTAACTAAAGCCTCTGCTAGAGGTGTTACTAACATAACAAAGCCTAGTGGGTTTGGTAGAAAAGCTGATGAACTACAGGACAAGTTAAAAGATCTAGATGGACTCGCCAGAACGCTTGAAGCACAAATGAAAATGACAGAAAACTTTACACAAGCTCAACGTCTTATGACTCAGATTAATAAATTAAACAGAACAAGAGAATCATTAAGAGCAGCTATAATAGCTGCGGGAGCAGGTGTGACAGGAGCGTTAATAGGATCACGCGCAAACTCAGATGCTGACGAAGCTGTTGGAAATATGGACAACACAGTAAATGGCAGAGAATAGCAAGCCAACTAATATAGAAAGATTGTCCGATCTTATTGATTTGGAGGTAGAAGACGGCACAGAAGTTCAGATTGAAGAACCTATGGGAACGGGTGAAGGTGATATTGCCGTTGAACTATCCGAAGAAGGTGCACAGATAGACTTTTTTCCTGACGAAGAAGTTATAGACACCACACCATTTGATGCGAACTTAGCGGAGTACATTGACGAGGGCGAGCTAGGACGAATAGCTTTTGAATTAGTTACAGACTACGAAGAAGACAAAGCAAGTCGTCACGATTGGGAAGACACATACGTAAAAGGATTAGATCTACTTGGATTTAAATACGAGGATAGAGACAGACCTTTTCCAGGAGCGTCAGGTGTAACCCATCCGTTGCTCGCCGAATCCGTAACCCAGTTCCAAGCACAAGCATTCAAAGAACTATTACCAAGTAAAGGCCCTGTTAAAACTAGAGTGATGGGGAACGAAACACCTGAGGTAGCAGACCAAGCACGTAGGGTAGAAGAGTTCATGAACTACCAGATCACTACGGTCATGGAAGAGTACACTCCAGAAATGGATCAGCTGTTATTTTATCTGCCACTAGCAGGCACAGCTTTCAAGAAAGTTTATTACGATCCCAACAAACAAAGAGCAGTTAGCACGTTTGTACCTGTAGAAGATCTTGTAGTTCCATACACAGCGAGTGATTTAGAAACTTGTGAAAGAGTTACGCATGTAGTCAAAATGACTTACAACGAAGTTAGGACTCAACAGCTTGCAGGATTCTATAGAGACATACCATTACAAGCTGCCGAAACATCTATAGGCAGTGAAACAGAGGACAAAGAAGACGAGTTAGAAGGACTTAGTTCTACATCTAATGACATGATGTACGAACTGTTGGAGTGTCACGTATCCATGGACTTGCCAGGATTCGAAGATCCAGATGGTTATCACTTACCTTTTATAATTACGATAGACAAAGCGTCAAACGAAGTTCTATCTATTAGAAGAAACTATTCTCCGAATGATCCACTCAGAACAAAAATACAATACTTTGTACACTACAAGTTTCTTCCTGGCCTTGGATTCTATGGGTTCGGCTTAATACACATGATTGGCGGATTGTCTCGAACCGCAACTGGAGCCCTACGACAATTGAT